TTCATTTTCATCTAAAGAATATTCTAATGGATTATCGCCTCTTGACGGTTGTAGTTTTTTAGGTTGTTTTGAAATACTTTCTGGAGATTTCTTTGAGTAGTCATCTAGGTCTAACTTATCATTTTTTGGAGTAGGCTGATATTCATTTTCTTCAACACTTTCCATACCACATTGTGGTTCTGATTGCATACCTGCTAGTTGCATCATACGTAAAACTTCGTCTGGATGCTCTGTACTTGTATTTGATGTAGTAACTGACTTCCCGTTATCATCAGTAACAGTTAAATTATAATGTTTGCTCATTTTTTATCTCCTGAGATAACAGATGGACTAGATTTTTCTTCTGTATCCATTTGTTCTGGTGCTTGGTCTCGCACTTCTTTCGGACTTAATTCATTTTCTACTGTATCTGTTTCTTTTGGTGTTAATGACTTTAGAAAATCGTCTACAAAAGTACGACCATAGTTTTCACCATCGTCTGATTTTGATTCTTCTTCGGAAGTAAGCAATGCTTCTTTGTCATCTGCTTCTTCTTCCTCTGTTGGTTCCCATCCTTCTGGATGTACTGCAACATGAGTTAAATGCATACCTAACAAATCAGAAAGTTGTTGTCTTAAGATATCGGCTGATATAGGATAACCTGTAACCACATCAATCTTAGATACTTCTGAGTTTTCTACTTCTTTAAAGAACATTGGATTCTTTGATACCGGTGTAGTAGAAGTTTTTGATAGTGTTCTAAGGTCATATTTACCTAGAAACTTTTCAATTCTATCTTCTGCATTGGCATCTAATTCACAGCAAAAACGCATTGTGAATTTATGTTCTTTTTCTGACTCTGTTAAAAATTCTTTAAATTTCTTCATGTTGTTCTCCAACGTACTACTCTTATTTATCATTTTTGTTATTTTTTAATGGTTTCTTGCCAGTTACTTCATCTGCAACCTTTTGTGCATTAGCAATTCGCTTCAATAATTCATTTCTATCAAGGTTTAGAGAGCCTTCAGACTCTATTTCATTGTCATCTTTACTAGTATCTCTNTCTACTTGATGGTCTAGCTTCGCTTTTTGCAACTGTAGATTAATCATTTTGAGTTTTCTGTCTACTTTGCTGTCTTTGGCTTCTTTAGCTGTCTTTAATAGCTGATTTGCTGTTTCTAATATCTTTGCACCTGCATGTACTTCTACATTCATACCTAATTGCAGTAAATCTTCAAATGTTTGCATGGCTCTTCCATGAATATCATCCATTTCTCTGTCATGCTCATTTAAATCTGATACCATAGGAAGTGATGCATCGATTTTCTCTGCCGTCTTCATTTCAGTATTGATGATTTTAGTAATCTCGTTAGATTCTTCTATAGAAGGTGTATCACGTTCAACTTCATTCTCATATGTCTTGTCTTCTTCTGCGCCTGTAATATTAAACGTTTCTTCTAATTTTTTAGTCATCTGTTGTTCCTATTATATCAGTAGTTAATAGTATTTATCATTGCTAAAATTATTTCTTTTTTCTTTTGACAGGCTTAGGCTTTTTTGTGTTTTGATATATGTCACCTTCGTTTAATACACGAAAACGCATGCCTCTTTTCTTCGCCCAAGAGGTTGCCGCATCCCATTTAGCAAAATTCTGTACAACAGCCGCTTTGTCTGTTCTTCTTCTTGCTAATTCTGGGTTAGATTGTGTTGCAGGTTTAATTTCAACTAACTCTGCGTTCTTATTGCCCTTTTTATCCATATAAACAATGATAAAGTCAGGAACGTATCCAGTAACTTTGCCATTTAAAGGGTTTTGATATGTTATCTTACAAGGTTCACTTGCCCAAGCTACAACACTTGGATTATCATCACAGAAATTCATAAAAGTACGTTCCCAACTACTTCTAAAGGTTGGTTCACCTCTCCCAGAATACTTCTGTGGGTTTCTTATTGTATATTTTCCTTGATGGTACTTTTGCCTCATGTAATAATTGCTCTTTGGACCATAGTGTTAGGTTTAGATGGTTTTATTTTACCAGTCTGATAACCGAATCTCAAAGAACTATTAATTACAAATGCGCCTAAATCATTTAATTCAAAGTTAGGTCCTATTTCATCAACTAATTGATATGGGCTTAATCCGTAACTTCTTGCTACGTTTGTTATTTCTCTAGCAAACGTATCTGCCTTAGCCTCTGTAAAGCCTTTCTTTAGGAATTTTGCCTTTAATACATCTATATCAAATGCCATTATTGTACACCTCTCGTTAAATTCTTTAATACATTAATAGAAGATTGTGCATTATTAAGTGACGATGAAGTAGCTGATGTTGTGTTTGAAGGAACTGTAGTAGTTTGTACTTGTCCTCCACTCTTTCTACTTGAATTGTTAATACCGTCTCTAACTAAATCACCTAAGATACCGAACTTACTTTGTTTTGTTTTACTTAAATTCTGTAAAGAACCGATACCTGAATTTCCTACAATACCTTGAGCGGCTGAATTTCTAATATTACCCCAATTAATACTTCTTCCATTAAAGAAAGCATTTACTAATTCATTTTTAATTGCACCACCTAAGTTACTTGCACCATATGATCCCGTACCGCCATCATATGTATTGCCTAAGTTGGCAAAATCTGCTACTTGAGGATATTTTGTTTCTGGAACAAACGGATCACTAAATCTAGGTTCTGTTGGTAGTGCTTCAATGAATTGATGTCTTGATTTTGCTTCTTCAAATTCTACTTTTGCAAGTTCATTCTTTGCTTGTAGTACATTTGAAAATTGGGCTGGGTCAATATCTTGTCCATTGAATTCATTTGCTGGTAATCCAGTTGATTGAACTGCATTATTAAGTTTTGTTAACTCATCAATTTTTTGTTTATTGATAAGTGCCTGTGTCTCAGCCGTTTGATTAGCAAGTAAAGACCTATTAGTATCGTTTGACCAGAATGGAAGTTCTTGTTCTTGATTTTCTACATTATTAATATCACTAGTATCTTTTTTAAATTGTCCTAGTAACTCATTAAGTTTATTATTCCATTCATCTGTTCCTGCTTCTGTGTCACGAACACTTGATTGACTAACTAAAGACTCCAGTATATATGGCTGACCATCTGTCATCCATTTAGGGAATGCTATCTCATCTGCAACTGTTTCGAATGTGACATTTTCTGGTTGCAAATTAAAATCAATCATTTTTAGATTACTATCTGCATAATCACTTGGTGAGAAATTAATAGAAGTAACTAAAGGGTTAACTAATGTAATTTTTTGAATTTTTCCTGTGCCAACTTGGTCATGCACTGTTCCAGTAAAATCTGATGAACTTGGTGAACCATCTAGGTTACCAAAGAAGTGAAATATCACAACCTTTTCAAAATTCTGATGAAATGCTTTACCTGATGTTGGGAATTTTCTACCTTGATTTATATCAGCAATACTTTTTTCTATATTTGCTGTATCGGTTGGTATACTACCGTTATTAAAAAATCTGTTATAGATACTATTCATTAATTGAAAAGTATCACCATTAATAGTATCATACATACTAATTGACACTTCACCAAAATCTACACGTGTAGGAATATGTACTCGTTTACCATATCTATCGATTGGTACTGTAGATGTTGCAATACTTACGCCACCTACTGCTTTAACGAATCTGTTGTTTGGGAGTGATTGACCTAGAGCGCCTTTATTTACTGTGTGGAATTCCACATACCACATATCTCCAAATTTTGGAGCTGTAGTAATGGGTCCGACACCGTCGAACCCAAATCTTTTTCTAGCATTAGTGCTATCCTGTATAACCCTATTGCCAGTTAAGTTAAAACCGCCTTGTCTCTGTGTAGCCATAATAGCCTACCTAAGATTAACCGAGAATGCTTGAATTATTTGTAAATGTTATATCAGGCATAATTTCAGTATCAGTGAATACAGCGTTATCGTACTGTAATGTAAGTGCGATAGTTACTGGATCTGAAACTGAGTAATCTGACTGAGAATAATCTGCATTCTGAACAAAACAACCTTCTAGTTGCCATTGTTCATTTGGATTGCCTGAGTTACCGTCAAGTATTTCAATTAATGTAGAAAACTTGTAGTTAGTACCTGCCGCCGGACCAGCTTGATTTCTGTGGTTCAACTGCGATTGTACTTGTCTGCCTACTAGTTTAGTTAAATTATTTGCTATATCATCACGTAGAGTAATTGTGATAGGTTCCCATGTGTGTTTACCCATCATATACATACGAGAGTTATATGAATCTACAGGAATTGATTCGTGTGTAATCTTTGGACGAGTTACGTTCATAACTTGTCTTGTGAATTCAGTAGTGTTTGTAGCTACACCACCGAACCCTGCTACTTGAACACGGAAACGATAGTTTAATTTAGGCTGTAGTATACCAGAGCCAGTTACGCCATCGCCACTGTCTGTAGGTACACCAAAAGTATTTAATGTTCTTGCCATGTTTTTGTCTCCTAAAAAGTTTCGAAACTTTACTTTATATAAGAGTATTTATCTAATATGAATATAATTAAAGTTGTAGTTAATAAAAACCCGACAATAAAGCCGGGTTTTTAAGATTTTTATTGGTTTTATCTCAGCTTACGCTAGAGATTCGCCTGTATTTCTAATACGTAGTGGAATGTAGATAAACTCTACTGCTTTCACTGGTTGAATTGCAACATCTACCCATAACTCATTTCTATCGATACGAGCCGGAGTATTGTTTGATTCATCACAAACAACTAAGAAGTCAAATAGACCTCTGTTAGTTACTAGTTCACCACAGAAACGTTCTACTGCATCACGCATATTATCACGTGTGATTTTATCATTCTGTTCGAATAAGAAACCACGAGATAATTGATCCAAATTGAAACGCATATAGTTTACAAGTCTCGCAACATTAATACGGTCAAGTGCTGATGCAAATGCCTGTGTTGTTTTTTGACCATAAACTACTAGACCTTGATTTGGAAGGTCTGCGATTGGATTAACACGTGAAGTGTATAATGCGTCACGTTGTCCATTACTTAAACGAACTTGTGCAAATTCGTTTTCAGAAGTTACATAACCTACTTTACTTGCATTTGTAACAACACCACGTGTCAAGCCTGCTGGTGCGAACCATGGGAATGATACTTGGTCTGAGAATGCAATAGTACGTAATGCGATTGCTGATGATGGAATAACAACGTCATTACCTGATAAGTCTGTTGAAAGACCATGTGGGTAATAAACGCCGGCGTATGCTTCTGCCGGAACATTATCTGTTGCCCAATTTTTCAAAGATGTTGAATCTGATTTCAAGTCCATTGGTGTATCACCAATAACGAAAGCAACTTCTTTCTTATCTTTGTTTAGAGCAATCATTTCATCCATTAGTTCTGGATAACCAGGTGATGCTATCAAGTTAAAGTAAACGGACTCTGAACGAATACCGTCATTGCTTGAAAGTGAAGCCTGCATAGCTTCTACAACCATGTGACGTTGTGCATCTTTACCAAATTTACCTGAGCCATCTAAGTTAGAACCAGATGCCCACTCCCACTTACCGTTAGTATATCTTTTAACGTTATAAGTAGAATAATCCATGTTAACCATAATCATATTTTCTGGTGCTAATTCTGGATTAGATACTCTTGAATGTACTGTACGAGAAGTTTGATTTCCGTCTGCATCAAATGGTGCTTCATCTGAATAGTGTGAGAAGATAACTCCGTTCTCTGATGATTGGTCAGCATTGTCTAGCTTAACCCATTTTCCACCATCCCAACGATAGATGTATGGATAAGGCATAGCATCACTATCAACCCAGATATCACCAGTATAAAGAGCAGTTGTACCGTCTTTACGTTTTGTTGGCATACCTGAACGTAGTTGTAATTCATTACCTAATAAACCTTCATTGTCTTCTGACCACGCATGTTTCTGCCACTGTTGGACACCACCTACGTAAGCATTTCTAAGTATTTCNATTTTTAAATCTGCATCAAACCATAGAGCACCTTCTGTAACTGCACCTTTTGGTGTAGTTGATGATGCTTCGTATGATAAATCAGACCAAACACTGTCAACATTGTTTGAAGCCGCAAATCCCATTGCAACAAAACCAGAAGTAAATACAATGTTTAGTTCTAAACCGTCTGATTTAGTCCATCTGACTTTATCAGCGCCGATTTTTTCAACTGAAACATTAGCTGTATTTAAAGCCTGATTCATTTGCATTTGTACTACAAGTGCATCTAGTGTTACCGCAGTAACATTAAATTGTACACCTTCAACTAAAAAGTCGGCAGTGACACTTGAAGTATCAGGGATTGATCCTGATGTAATTGATGTAGCTACTTTACCTGTATGTCTACGTAACTCTACGAAACCTTTAGTTGCATTATAACGTGCATAGATATCGCCTTCATCAATTAATGAAACACCTGCTAGGTCATCTGTGTTGTACATTGGTGATTGTACTGATACCCATAGTCCTGATGTTGAGTTATACACAGCCGCTGATAAATCTATACCACCGCCTTGTGTTGTAAGTCTACCGTAAATTTCGCCACCTGCTAAATTTGTTGTTCCATCTGATTTTTTCGATGGTGCAAATCTTGCCCATTGAAAGTCTGATGATCCTGTATCGCCTACAACAACCCAGTTAACACCTACTTTTTCCCAGTAAGTAATCTTTGTTGTTGAAGTTACGACTGCAAAATCTCCGCCTGAACCGTATGTGTTCTTTGGTGATGCAAAGCCGTCTGCGTTTAGTGTCTCAACATTGCCTGTTCCTGGTGCGTCTGTTAACACTTTGGGTGTTACTGCGACCCAGTCTGTTGATGTAACATCGTATTTGAATAGTCCAAATTTTGATGATGATACATCGTGCCAATGTGTTCCGTCTGTAATTGCACCTGATGGTTCTGTTGAAGTCGCTTCTAATTGTGACATATCCACGTTAGCACGTACAACGTAGGCGTTATTTGAAACTCCTAGATATTGATACGCCGCTAATAGGCCATATTCACTTGTCTCTGCTCCTTGCACAACCGATCCGCCAACTTCGTAGAACACAGGTTCGCCAAAAGTCTCAACTAATTCTCGTTGTGAAGAAACAAGATATGCAACACCGGCGTTAGCCTCGAGTGTTCCAGATGCGATTGCTGAACCAGATGCGTCTGTTTTATTTGTTGCCGTAGCAACAACTAGTAATGGAAGTGTACCTTGTGTAGCGGCCGCATATTGCGACTCATCACTAACAACAACTGACACGCCCGGTGATACTAATGTAGGCATTCTGTCTCTCCTTAATTATTTAAATTGCGTTATAGCAAAATTCTTTATTGCTACAACTATTTATCGAAAAATGCAAAAAAGTGGCTGTTTTTGAATTAACTACGTAGACAATGCGTCCGCAACTTGGATATATAGATGTTCCAAGTCTTTTGTGTTATCAAACTCTACGTCAAAGTCCCATCCTGCCCAACTATACTCACTTTTATGCACGTCAGGATATCGTTTCATGGGATCAAGCATATTCTCTGATTTAGTCTTATTTGATGTACAAGCATTCTGCCACCATTCAGGCTTTTCTTTTCGCCATACTACAGTAGTCTTACCACCTAATCTTTTAATAACATCTAATTCATTAAAAAATCTACAATCAGAAATGACTACGTTTTTGTCTGTTAATTCTACTTGTCTTTCACAAGCCGCTACCCATATGTCTGGGTGAAAATGTGTTCTGAATACATCTGTGCCTACATGTTGCAAAGCCCATCTTGGTGTGAAGTTAGGAATACCTAATCTCTTTGCCCACCATTCATCAACTTGTTCTCTGAATACTCTACTCTCTGGTGTGTTACCTTCTAGTAGTATTCTATCCCATCCGAATATATTTGCACATGCATCTTTTAGAACTCCTGCAAAACTTATTCGTTGAAAGCCGTTTTCAATTAAGTGACCTGCAACTGTGTCTTTTCCATGACCTATTAGCCCACAGATACCTATAATTTTTTTCATATAATCCTCAAAATAATGTTATACAGTATTATCGTTACAGATAAACCGGCTATAACACTAAACCAAAATCCTATCTTTGTAACTAGTAACCCAAATATAACAAAAAAAACGAGACTTGTCAAGACAAAATATATAGTTTCGAAACTAAACTTCGAAAACGCTTCGGCCTCAATGCCTGAGTACCACATAAAAATCATTGCAATGAAGGCAGTGAAAGGTATACCCATCAGTAATGCCGCTAAAGTTATACTTCGCTGTGCCATCATACTGACTGTTGCTATTACTATTCCTGATATTAATGCTTTTAAAAAGAATTCCATATTTCTCTTGTTCCTAATTTTTCTATCATTGTATTTACCTTATTGTCGTTTTCTTTTTCTTTAGATATAATCTGGTCAAGAGTGTATGAGTGAGTTGTTGGTTGACTTATAAATTCTAGTAAAAATTGTAATTCTTCTTGTCCTTCGAATGCATGTTTTAGTACGTTAATTAGTTTAATCTTTAAACTACTTTCTAAATTTTTTAAAGACATATGTTCTGGATAATCTAATATATCAAAATAAGGCATCTTCCCAAAAGAACCGTATGAAAACTCTACTATATCCTTTAATAGGTGTATGTTAAAGACGTTTATCACAGTATGCATACCCAACTTCATATTATCTGATTTATGCTCTGTAAAGTGATTTATGGCGCTCTGAACAGTATCCCATGAGTGTGGGGGTCTTAGTATCTCGTTTGCTTCGCCTATAGCATCAATACTAAAGACAACTTCTACTTCTTTTAATTTAGACCATGCATCAAATATTTCTTGCTTTGGTATTATTGTACCGTTAGTATTATAAAATAGTTTTACGTTATTTGGATTGTCTGATTTGTTTATAATTTGATTTAAAAAATTTGCATGTTTCTTATCTATCAGTGGCTCACCACCTACAAACTTAACAAAATCTAATTTAGATAAATCAGCATCATAGTATTCTAAATCAAATGAATCAACTGAAACATCAACTGACATTCCAGGATTTTTTATTAATTTCCATTTACTACTAAATGTATCATTGCACATTCTACATGATAAATTACAATGTGTGGATAAAGCAGTTTCAATATATCTTATCTTTGGTTCTTGTCCTATGAATTTATTGTAATGATTATATTGTTGTCTAAATGATTCAATCCCATTATCTTCTGCCTTCCAACATTTATCACACATTGAAAGTTTTTTACCTTTCAACATTTCGTTTCTTATATCGTCAAAGAATTTAGAATTGAATGCGTTGTTCAATCCATTTGATAATTTTGGGGCTTCGTGTAAATTTGTAATATTGTTTTCTTCTACAAAACAACAAGGCAATACAGTACCGTCTACTTTAAGTCTAGCATGAGACCATAATAATGAACAAGCAGTATTGGGTAAGTTATCCAATTACAAATCCAAGCGGAGCAGAGCCATCAACATACGTTGTTAGTTCACTTTCCAACTTGTCAATTAAAACATCTGCTTCGTTTTTCATTTCTGCACCATTCAATGATACTCCGCCTTGAGCGCCAGGTAATGATGAGAATT